ATAGTTTACAAGAAGTTAAATCTTGGATGGAACATCAAGCATATTATCTAACAGAAGCCACAGTTGAACTTGCCAAAGAACGTGGTAAATGTTTAGACAGTGACAAAACATATTATGGTCAAGGTATATTCCCTTGGGAACGTAGAGCAGAAGGCGTTAATGAATTAGCAGACTTTGCTCCTGAATTAGATTGGGAATCATTACGTACAGACATGAAACAATATGGAGTACGTAACGCAACATTAATGGCAATTGCTCCTGTTGAAAGTAGTAGTGTTGTTATTAATAGCACAAATGGTATTGAATTGCCAATGAGTTTAATCAGTGTTAAAGAAAGTAAAGCTGGTAGCTTAACACAAGTTGTTCCTGAATATCAAAAACTTAAAAACAAATATCAATTAATGTGGGAACAGACAGACTGTATTGGTTATCTAAAAACGGCAGCAGTATTGGCAGCATATGTTGATCAAAGTGTTAGTACAAATACTTTCTATAACCCTGCCTATTATCCAGACCGTAAAGTGCCTACTACATTGATTGCTAAGAACTTAATGCAGGCACATTACTTTGGTATCAAGACCTTTTATTATAGCCTCGTGAGTAAGCAAGGTAGTAAGTCAGTTGAAGAACAAACACTACCGCCTAGTCAACTTGAAATTGTTGATTTTGATAATGAAGAGGATTGCATTGCCTGTAAATTGTGAATTTCCTGTAAACTATGATAAATAGTTTATGGAGACTACTATGAATTATCAACAAATATACGACAACATAATAAACAGAGGCAAAGCTAGAGTGTTAACTGAATATAAGGAAAGCCATCACATCGTTCCTAGATGCATGGGAGGAAATGATGACCCGATTAATCTAGTAGACTTGACACCGGAAGAACATTATGTTTGTCATTTGTTGCTAGTAAAATTAAATCCTGGGCACACGGGATTAGTTAGGGCTGCAATGTTTTTAACGTCATCAAACAATAACATAAAAAGAAATAATAAAATGTACGGATGGATTAAACGACAGTATTCTGAATACATGCGCGGCCCAAATAATCCTCAGAAATTAAATCCGCGCACCGGGGATCGCCATCATTATTCTGGCAAAAAAAGACCTCCGTCGTCTGAGTGGTTAACTACTACTGGTAGAAAGATTCTAACAGACAAGATGGTAGGTGACAAGAATCCCTGCGCCGGAGTCAGACCATGGAATCATCCCAGAGCAACAACTTATACTAAGCAGGTGTGGGCAAACGCAAATGAAATAAGAGCAATTTGGGAACAAAATAATAAACCATCATATTGCAAACTGTATTCGCTAGTCAACGGCAAAGCAGTCGGTAAAGATTGGGAAGCGATAGGGCCGTATATGAATATTGTAAAGTATTTTAGAAATGGCTGGATACCCGAAGAAGACGCACAATGGAAAGAATTTAATGTCAAAACAACAATATAACCTAACAATTAAAACAGACTATTTGAATCGTAAGATGTTCTTAGATCCTGCGGGACCTGTAACTATTCAGCGATTTGAAGAGGTCAAGTATAAAAAGATTGCTGACTTTGAAACAACAGCACGTGGATTCTTTTGGGTACCAGAAGAAATTAGTTTGACAAAAGATAGTCAAGATTTTAAAGACGCAAGTGATGCCGTCAAACATATCTTTACAAGTAATTTGCTAAGACAAACTGCATTGGATAGTTTACAAGGTCGTGGCCCTAGTCAAATTTTTACACCAGTAATTAGTTTGCCTGAATTAGAGGCACTTGTTTATAACTGGACATTCTTTGAAACAAATATTCACAGTCGTAGTTATAGCCACATTATTCGTAACATTTATAATGTACCTAAAGATGTATTCAATACAATTCATGACACTCAAGAAATTGTTAACATGGCAAGTAGTGTTGGTAAATACTATGATAATTTACATAAATTAAATTGCGCCTACGAACTAGACGGAGATATCGCAGAAGAAGATCACATTAAAGCAATCTATATGGCATTACATGCAAGTTATGCATTGGAAGCATTTAGATTCATGGTGAGTTTTGCTACAAGTTTGGCAATGGTTGAAAATAGAATTTTTATGGGCAATGGTAATATTATTAGTTTAATTTTACAAGACGAACTATTACACAAAGAATGGACTGCATATATTATCAATCAAGTAGTAAAAGAAGACCCAAGATTTGCAAAATTAAAATCAGAATGTGAAACAGAAGTATACAACATGTATATGGACGTCATCCGTGAAGAAAAAGAATGGGCAGACTATTTGTTTAAGAAAGGTAGTGTTATTGGACTTAACGCAAATATTTTGAAAGATTTTGTTGATTACACAGCAAATAATGCTTTAAAAGATGTCGGCATAAAATATAATCAATCAGCACCAAAAACCACTCCCATCCCATGGTTCAATAAACATCAAAACACTGCCAATAAACAAACAGCATTACAAGAAAGTGAAAGTACAAGTTATGTTGTTGGCGTTATGAGCGACACATTAAATTACGATGAGTTGCCTGAACTATAAGTAGTTCATAAGATAATCTTAGGAGAAGAAAAATGAAAGCACTAGTATGGAGCAAAGAGTTTTGTCCTTATTGCGACCGAGCAAAAGCATTACTCAAACAAAAGGGTATTGAATTTGAAGAACGTGTGATTGGTAAAGGTTGGACTAAAGAACAATTAGTTGAGGCTATCCCAAACGCAAAAACAGTTCCACAGATATATTTGGGTGAAGAATATGTTGGTGGATATACAGAATTAAAAGCAAAATTTGACAAGGAAGGCACAGTATGAAATATGAAGTAGATCAGATTTATTCATTTAAATTGAATAGCGGTGAAGAATTAGTAGCAAAAGTTGTTAATGTTGACAGTAATACTATCACAATTAGCGATCCAGTAAGCATTGCCCCAACACAACAGGGCATGGGATTAGTCCCAAGCATGTTTACCTCAGAACAGCATGGAAATGTACAACTAAATACTAATAGTGTCGCATTAAGTGGAAACACTGATGAGTCAGTAAAAACTAAGTACATTCAAGCAACAACTGGTTTGACTGTACCTGATAAAAAAGTAATTATGGGATAATTAATGCCAGGATTAAGTCGCAAGGGAGATAAGAACACAACAGGTGGCGCTATACAATCGGGTGCAAGCACCGTGTTTTGTAACGGCATTGCTGTGGGCTTACATACTCCTAGTCAACTTACCTCGCACGATCCTAGTAGTGATGCAGCACATCAAAATGCAAAAACTACTGAAGGCAGTCCAACTGTATTTGCTGAGGGCAAACCTGTATTAAGAATAGGATCAGGCAATACATGTGGACATAAAATTAAAGATGGTAGTCAGGACGTTTTTGTACCATGAGTGATTCAGGAATACAAAGTCCATTAGGAGTTAACGTTGTTAGCTCCTTACTACAAAATCAGGGGTTTTATATAAACCCCAATGCCGCTGCATTAATGGGGTCAAGTACAAATAATGCAAACTATACTCCTGGTAGTATAGTAAACAATACTTGTTTAAAATGGGTAACATATGCAATTAATGCCGCATATCAAAATCTTGGTACTAATGTTTCCACAACAACATATGATAATTTAATATCAATTGGTGCACAAGCTATTCCCGCATTGGGCAATAGTAAAGCACCTACATATATTATTGATGACCCATCAGGTGTTTGGAATGGGCAAGCAACATCAGGTTATGCAGTACAAGGACCCACAGATCAAGGACAAAGTGCTACTTGGGTACCTTATTTGTCAGAAAATGTAAACGTTGGTGTAACTCAATGGGGTTATATTAGACTATTAGCATTACAAGCATGGAATGAATTTAATTGGAATGGTAAAACTACCACAGCTACAGTAACCGCAGGTAGTTTTGTTGTGGGTACTGTTTATACAATTTTAACAATAGGAAGTACAGATTTTACATCGATAGGTGCTACTTCTAATACGCCCGGTATCACATTTACTGCAACAGGAGTAGGTAGTGGATCTGGTACTGCTTCTTATACATATGTAAACAATACCAGCCCTCCCGAATATAAAGAATTTACATCTTCATTTTTAACAGCAGATAACTTTGTAAATTATTCTAATAACGCAATCACCGCTATTACTAATTCGCAAACCTTTCAACAAGGTACTTATAGTAATCAAAATGATTTAATCACAGGTGAATTATCTGGTGTTAGTTTAGCATTGCAAGATTTTGGACAAGACTTAATCAATTTAGGTAAAGCACTTAACATAGCACAAATTAATAAGTTTGGATTACCTTCTACATTATTACAATTAATCAAACAAAATAATGCACAAACAGCAAATTTAAACTTGGCATTGTTAGCATCAGGATTGTCTAATAACGAAATTGACGCCATTGCAAGTGGAAATATAACCCCTACCATAAATCAAGAACAACAATTATACAGTGCATTCCTTATTATTCAAGGGGCTGATCTTTCTGAAATATTAGTCCCGTTACAGTGTTTAACAAAGGGATTAACATCATTAGCTGATCTATTAAATGTTAAAAAACTATTTCCAATAAGTTACACAACATTAACCGTACCAATCTATAACACAACACCTGGACCTACAAATAGCAAAACATATTATTTGTTGTTTATAGAAGAACAATTAAATCCACAACTTATTGCTCCTGCTGTAGTAGCACAAGTTGCACCAGTTGTGCCGCCTGCTCCTCCACCAGTTGCATTACCAGTAGAACCAGTAATAATACCTTCTACTCCTGTTACACAAGCAGCAGCGGTAGCAGTCAACGCAGGAATAGGTCCTCCAAGACTTGGATATATAACACCAACGGCGGCAAATTAATATGGCAGACGCACTTAATTTTCAAATACCAACTGGCGGATATGGAACTTATTTACAAGGAATTCTTCCTGATGATCAAAGAGTATTGGCAGGTGCCTTTGCTACCGCTATGCAACAGATCAATAACATTAATCAAGTTGATTTACAAAAATTTGCACAAGTAGTTTTCTCAGGAGAGACCGTGCAAAACTTACCTCTTGTTAATGGTACTGATGTACCCACCGATGTACAATTAGCAGTAACTGCATTGGGCAACATAGCATTAGGTGGCGGTATATATGGTACATATACAATGTCAAATTTCTTTGGTTGTATGTCTGGACTACCTTACCCATTACAAGATATACAAAATGGTATTCAACAATTACAAACTACAAAATTAACAAACATTTATCAACAATTATATCTTGCTGTTAATTGGCAACAAGCTACAGCAACAGCAACAATAACATTATCAGGTGGTAATTATAGTCTTACAGGATTTACGATCAATAATCCAAGTGGTGGATATGGAAGAGGTACTGCCCCAGCCCCAACTGTAACTGTAACAGGTAGTAATAGTTTTAGTGCTACTGCTACAGCAATTATAGGTACTGATCCAAATGATTTAACAACATATGGAAAAGTAACAGGATTTACAATTACTGATCCTGGAACACAGACAGGCAATCCAGGTACAACTACAACACACATTCAAGCACCACCTACTGCTGTATTAGCTGTTAATACTGATGGAAGTGTAGCAACAGGTGGAACTAACACAACATATAGTACTACAGGTTGGACTGGTGCAGGCATAGGTATGGACGCAGTTGTACAAGATTATATTACACAAGCTGACACAGAAATTATCGCCATATCAGTAGCCAGTACAGACAATTTTAATGCGGCTAATACATTAAATACAAATTATAACATAACCGGTACTGCACTTAAACAAGAACAACGTGTTAGATATATTGCAATATCTCCTGTACCAATTCCGCGCAATAACTTTTTAAATATTTACCCAACTGCATTATATGTGTTTACTGATTCTATACCTTCTTTTGCGTTAGAAACTCTACCACACATGGCAGCACAAACATTAGAAAATATATCTGATTTAAATTTCACAGGTGGACAAAGTATAATTGGTGCTATGCGACAAGATAGAAACCAAGCAAGATTACAACAAGTTGGAATACCGTTAACTAACAATATACCTGATACTCCAACAGATTCACAAATTGCAGCGTTGATGCTAGGAGCTGAACCTGGAGTAACAGCAGCGTACCCAACACAACCAACCCCACCTGCACCAATTGCATCATATAGTGATACAGCACCCAAAAATTTAACAATAGTTGGAACTGCTACACCGTTACCAATAGTAAATGGATTAGCAGCAGCCAATACTTTACCCACTTTATTAAACACAGGATACACATCTAGCACATTATCACCTGCTACATATAGTATTCCTCAAGCTATTGATCATGTAATAGAATGCAATTGTGATTGTTGGGTAGCTTAATTACCAATTTTGTTTTATTATATCATTTGATATGATAGAATGTTTTACACCTTAAAATTTTAAGGTACATAGGAGGTAGAAAATGGAAACAGTTCTAAAGACTATGGTTTTATTGTTAGGAACTTGTCTTACTGTTTGTTTGGTAAGTCATATAACAAGCCATAGATTTGAAATGTTACGTAATCAACAGACGACTATGGAAGGTGATACCAGTGAAGTTGTAACTAAACAACTTGATTG